CAAGAGTTCATGGCAAAGAAATGGGCAGATCAAAATCCTTCGGTAAAGGTTGAAGGACATCTTGCACATCTCGGTTTTAATAGCGATCAAGATGCACCATGTTATATGACGCAAGAGGTCGTTGACGAATTAGGAGAACAAATAGCAAAAGGCTTTTCTGATTACGTTGCCGAAGATGGATTTTTTTGGGGTCAACAATTCCAAGAGGATAGTGTCAAGGAGTACAAAGAGCAGGACATCAAGTTCTTGAAATTTTGTCAACAAGCGATCAATGAGAATAAGGTCGTAGAATATTGGTGTAGTTGGTAATGCCGAAAGAAAAGAAGCGAGCCGACATTGTCGGCTCGGCTCGTTCTCGTGGTGCAGGACAACAAGCACAAGATGAGTTCACCAAGCGACTGACAACGCTGGTGCAGGGGTTGGAAAAGACAATGCAACTAGAGGTTGAGCCTAATGTTAATACCTTTAATAATATCATTAATAAAAAAGATAAAAAAAAATTAAATTAATTCTTGTAATGGGATTGCATAAGATATAAAAGGATTGGGCAAACATAAGTTTGTATAACTTAACAAAGAGGTAAAAATGCCAAATGCAATAAAAAAGCTAAAGCAAGATGAAAAGAAAATAATTCTTGCCTATGCTCAATTAAAGCTAAAAGCAAATAGACTATCTAAAGAGTTGGACACAATGAAACAAAATGTTGTGGATTGCTTTGATAGAACAAACCAAAATTTAATTATTGTTCAAGATGAGAATGGTAATAGTTTTGGATTACAAAAAATAAATCGTAAGCGTAAGAAATTTGAAACAGCAAATTTCAAGATTGCTCACAATGATTTATTCAACAAGTTCACTACTGAGATTGAATATAGTGAATACAAAGCAATAGGGGATAACAATGCCCAATAATGATTTAATGAATATTGCTGAAGTATTAGCGAAAAGAGTTGGCGATAAAACGCCAACTCAACTAGCTGACATGGTCATTGATAATGGAGTTAAGAAACAACTCAATTATGAGATTATGTTTCAGTTATTAATGGGTGAGTGTGAAAAGCACATACTCGAAAATGTTGGCAACCCAATTGTTGACGAGTTTAAAGAGAACGTACTAAAGAAATTTAGTACACTTGTTCAAGCCCTACATACACAAGGGTAATAATAAACAACCAATGGCGTTTAACAACGCCATTGGTGTATCTATTCCATAGAAGGCTCACAATTTTAAAAGAACAAATTTACAGGTTTGACAACTGTAAATCACGCACTGTGGTGGGTGCAAAACCGACAAAGAGGTTTACAAAGTAGGATATACAAATATACTAGGGTCCCAAACGGTATGAACATAGAGCATCTATCAGAAGACGAATTAAAAGACTTAATCCTGAAAAAGCAGTTGGAGTGGATCAAGTTATGCCAAGATAATTTTTTAATTTTTGCAACTGCTGTTTGGCAAGATTTTATATATAGAAAGACTGATGATCCCAAAAATTATGGACACCATCAAATAATTGCTAGTGCCTTTCAAGACATAGCTTTTGGCGATAAAAAGAGGCTCATCATTAATATGCCCCCTAGACATACAAAATCAGAATTTGCATCTTACCTGTTTCCGGCATGGATGATTGGAAGGAATCCTAAGATGAAAATAATGCAGGTATCACACAACGCAGAATTAGCTTCAAGGTTCGGTAGCAAAGTTCGAAACCTCATGAACTCAAAGGAGTATAAACAAATTTTTGGAGATGTTACACTTAGAGAAGATAGTAAAGCAAAAGGACGTTGGGAGACCAATCATGGTGGGGAATACTTTGCAGCGGGTGTTGGCGGTTCTATCACAGGACGAGGGGCGGACTTACTTATTATCGATGACCCACACACTGAGCAAGACTCAATGTCAGACTCAGCAATGGATCGTGCATACGAGTGGTACAATTCAGGACCCAGACAGCGTTTGCAACCAGGAGGTAGAATCTGTGTTGTTATGACGAGATGGGCTACCGATGATTTGACAGGAAGGCTCATCAAATCACAATCAGAGCCCAAAGCAGATAAGTGGGACGTAATTGAGTTTCCTGCTATACTTCCAAACGATGAACCTGTGTGGCCAGAGTATTGGTCTAAAGAAGATCTTGAAGCGGTAAAAGCTTCGATCTCAACTAAGAACTGGAATGCACAATACATGCAGGACCCAACTTCAGAAGAAGGGGCGATCATCAAAAGAGATTGGTGGAAAGATTGGGATTCAGAAACACTACCAAAATTACTTCACGTAATACAATCATATGATACTGCATTCTCTAAAAAAGAGACTGCAGATTACTCTGCTATAACCACCTGGGGTATCTTTGAGCCATTTGAAGGCTACGAGAAATGTATAATATTATTAGATGCACAAAAGGGAAGATATGATTTTCCTGATTTAAAAAATCTAGCAATTGAGCAATATCATTACTGGGAGCCTGAAACTGTTATAATTGAGGCAAAAGCCAGTGGTCAGCCATTAATTCACGAATTACGTAGAGCTGGCATACCCGTTGTCGATTATGTGCCTGCAAGAGGCAGAGACAAGCATACACGTATAAATAGCTGTGCGCCTGTATTTGAGTCTGGTATGGTTTGGGCACCTCTTGACGAACACTGGGCACAGGAGGTGATTGAGGAATGTGCAGCCTTCCCCAATGGACAATACGATGACTATGTTGATTCTATGACCCAAGCTGTGTTAAGATATCGACAAGGCGGATTTGTACAAACATATTCAGATGATTGGGACGAACCGAACTTTAAAATAGAAAAGGATTATAAATATTATTAGGAGAACCTATGGCACTAAAAGGCAACCAAAAGAAATTAGATAAAAATAACAACAACAGAATTGATGCACAGGATTTTAAAATCTTAAAAGCAGAAAAAGCAAAAGGTAGAGGTCAAGGTTTACAAGATGAAAAAATGAAACCAGGTAAACCAATGAAAGCTGCACTTGGTGCAATGGCTTTAGGTCTTGCTGGAAAAAAAATGATGGAGAAAAAAGGATCAAAAATGCCCATGGGTATGGGTGCTGCAGCGGCAATAGCTAAAAAGAAAAAAGAAATTTTAGGCAAAAAAGATGGTGGTGAAATGAAAAAGGACCCAACAAAAACTATAAATCCATTTCAAAAAAGACCACAAAAAAAAGGTGGAGTCAAATCAGTGCTGAAAAAAGTTGCTAAAGGTGTTGGTAAAATTGGAGTTGCAGGAGCCATAGCAGGAGCTGCAGCGGCAGGTGCAAAAAAAATTGCTGAAAAAATTAAAGAAAAGAAAAAATTAAAAGGTGATCTCATAGGTTCTATTGCACCATACAAAAAAATGGGCGGTGGCATGATGCAACGACCTATGGGTTATAAAGCAGGCACAATGATTAAAGCCAGAGGTGGTGGAATGGCAAGATCAAAACCTACAAAAATGTACTAGGAGGGACTATGTCCCTACGAAGTTTATTTCAGTTTGGGAAGCGGCTTCTTAAAGGTAAGAAAGAATCAGCGCAACCGGCTACCGGACAACAACAACGTCAAATAACATACGAACCAAAACCATCTCAAGCACAAGGTCAAGAATTAGTAAAACAGGAGATGAGGAATCCTCCTGTTATTCTTAAGAAAACTAAACCATTACAAATGGGTGATGACATCGCTCCTGCTTTTGGTTCTTCTACGTATGACTGGGCAATGAAAATAGGTAGAGGCAAATACACAGCTGATGAATGGTTAAATCATTTAACAGGAAGTAGAACTGTAAATTTTAAAGTATTTGGTAAACCAGCTAAGAAGTTTGAAAGAACTGAGAAAAGATTTAAATACGATTCAGGACCCTTTGCAGGTAAAGAAGTAAATATATCAAAAGAAGAATTATTCGATACCAATCTTGCAATCTTCAACGAGGCAGGAGATCTAACTGGTGGATTATTATACGCAGCTAAAAAGTTTGGATTAAAATTGGATGCAAATGAAATTGGTGCTATGATTAAACTTAATCCTGTCAACAGACTTAAACCTATGGAACTTGGTATACCAAAAGGTGCTCAAGAAAATTTTGATATTGCTTTTAAAAACATGACGAACTCTATCAATCTTGTCAAAACTAAATTTAGAGCAGATAGTGATCTAGTATCTAACCTTGATGATGCTTTATATCAAATGGGGGCGATGAAAAATGGTGAACTTGGCAGAGGTGTTTTTGAAAGTTTAAGAAACTCATTAAGGAGAGCTAAGGCTAGACCTGATGTAAGAGAACAAGAGAAAAGAATTTTGAATAGAGCTGAAGCTGAATTGAACTCTGCTGTAGCACCACTAAAAAATAATAAAACAAAATATCAAAGTGAAACGAGTTATACCTTACAAGGTGGTAAAGATTACAAAGAAACTATTTTTTATTTAGATGAGCCTATTAAATCAAACAGAAAACCTTTTACAGATCCAGGACACTTTAGTGAAACAGGAGTCAAGAATCAAATTTATCACGTAAGATTTGATACAAGATTTACACCTGAAGGTAAGAAAGTATTTATGATAAACGAAATACAATCTGACGTAAACCAAAACGTTGCAAAACAATTATCTAAAATGAAACAACTATCTGGAGAAGCTAGAACCAATCCTTTTCAAGCTGATCTAGAATTAAATTTATTAGCTAGGAATAGAAGTAAATTAATGGAAGATATAACTGATGCAATAGCAAAGAACCAACCTAATAAAGTTCGAGCATTATCAAAAGATGCTAGAGAGATCCAAACAAAAATGAATAATGTATTTCAAAAGATTGATCAATATTCAGAAAAAAAATTTGATTACTTTCCTATGGTTGAAGCAGACGCTTATGGAGATCATGCTTTAAAATATTTAATGCAAAAGGCAGCACGTGAGGGTGTTGATTATGTAGCCGTTGCCCCTTTTAATAAATTGAGTTTTAGGCAAGGATACAAAGCAGGTAACGAAAGATTTTATGGATATGCAACTGGTAAAGGTATTGACGGAAAAGGAAAAGCAGTAATGCCAGAACTTATGAAACGTTCAGCTAGATTTTATAATTCCTCTGCAGGACCAACTAAAATTTCTTTATCAGATCCAAAAATGCCTTACAAAAGAATATCAAAAGATAAATTTAAATATCCTGATAAATCAGCAAAAAAAGGTAAAGAGATTACTAGTGAATACCATTCAGATGTTTCAATGAACCCTGAGTCAGGATATAAATTAATCCCTGAGGGGGATCCAAGGTTGTATTTCGATGCATTTGCTATTAAAGTAAACCCGCTTATGAGAAGCACACAGAAAACTTACAAGGCTACTGGTGGACTTGTGGTAGATATGTTTAAACCAATAAGGTACAATTAGTAATGGCCGTAGAGAAAAATAACGAAATTATCGAGGAAGAAGCTAGAGTCACTGAGGAAGTTCAAGAGCAACCTGAAGGTTTACCGATAGATGTTTCTGTTGAAGGTGAGGAGCAAGTTGAGGAGAGACCACAAGATGATTTTAATGCTAATCTTGCAGAGGATATGGATGAAAGAATACTTCAATCCATGGCAAGTGATTTAATAGCTGAATACAAAAAAGATAAAAATTCTAGAAAAGAATGGGAAGAAGCATACATAAAAGGTTTAGAATTACTTGGTACAAAATACCAAGAAGTCACAAAACCATTTAAAGGTGCAAGTGGGGTTACACACCCATTACTTGCTGAGTCTGTAACACAATTTCAGGCACAAGCTTACAAAGAATTAATACCATCAGATGGTCCAGTTAGAACAAAAGTCGTAGGGTTACAATCTCCACAAATAGAAGCACAAGCAGATCGTGTAAAAGAATACATGAACTTTTTGTTAATGGAAGAGATGGAAGAATATACAACAGATATGGACCAGATGTTATTTTATTTACCATTGTCCGGTAGCACGTTTAAAAAAATATATTACGATGCAATGTTAGGACGACCTTGTTCTAAATTTATACCTGCTGAAGATTTAGTGGTGCCATACTATGCATCTGATTTAAAAGATTGTGAAAGAATTACACACATCATTAAGATGACTGAAAACGAAGTCACCAAAAAAATGGCTGGTGGTTTTTACCGAGACATTGAACTTGCATCGCCAAGAGAAACTACAGACCAAGTCCAACAAAAGGTAAACGAATTACAAGGAGTTAAGAGAACTGAGTCCGACATGTTGCACACAATTTTAGAGATGCATGTAGATTTAAACTTAGAGGATTACGAAGACTTCGATGACAAAGCAAAAAAAATAAAAATTCCTTACATTGTAACCATTGACGAGGGATCAGGAGAAATTTTATCTATCTATAGAAATTACAAACCAAACGATATTTCATACGCAAGAATAGAATATTTTGTTCACTACAAATTTTTACCAGGATTAGGTTTTTATGGTTTTGGTTTAACACATATGATCGGTGGTTTGAGCAGAGCTGCAACACAATCACTTAGACAATTGATTGATGCAGGTACTTTAAAAAATTTACCAGCAGGATTTAAGTCAAGAGGTATAAGAGTAAGAGATGATGACCAACCAATTCAACCTGGAGAGTTCAGAGATGTGGATGCACCAGGCGGAAACATACGAGATCAGTTTTTTAATTTACCATTTACAGAACCATCAACAACATTATTTCAATTATTAGGCTTTGTAGTTCAAGCAGGACAAAAATTTGCAGCAATAACTGACTCAAATATTGGAAATGACACACAAAATAGAGCAGTTGGGACTACAATTGCACTTATGGAACGTGGTTCACGTGTCATGAGTGGTGTTCACAAGCGTTGTTACTACGCAATGAGACTAGAATTTAAGATTTTAGCAAAAATTTGTGCAGAATCACTGCCACCTGAGTATCCATATGACGTTTATGGTGGACCAAGGCAGATAAAACAGTCAGATTTTGATGAAAGAGTCGATATTTTGCCTGTTGCTGACCCAAATATTATGTCTATGGCGCAAAGAGTGACACTTGCACAGACACAATTGCAAATAGCACAGACAAATCCGCAAATTCACAACATACACGAAGCATATAGACGTGTTTATGAAGCGTTAGGTACAAAACAAATTGAAGGATTGCTCAAACCAGCACCAAAACAACCAGAGCCGTTAGATCCAGCTAAAGAAAACGCACGTGCACTGCAAATGCAACTACTAACAGCATTTGAATTTCAAGATCATGATGCACACATATCTGCACACATGGCATTTATGGCATCTCGAATGGTACAAATCAATCCACAAGTATATGCATTGATGCAATCACACATTTCTGACCACATATCCTTTAAAGCAAAAGCAACTGTCAAAGGAATGATGGCACAAGACCCACAAATGCAACAAATGGCACAACAAAATCCAGAACAATTTGAAATTATGTTTGAAGCTGAAGTTGCAAAGGTTGCAGCACAGATAACACAAGAGTTAGTACAGACTGAAATGCAAACAAACGCTGCAAAACAGGATCCACTTGTTAGAATTAAACAACAAGAGGTAGATTTAAAAGCTATGGACATGCAAAGAAAAGCAGAAGAGACTGCATTTAAGCAAGATCAAGAAAATTTAAGAGCAGCAGAGCGTTTAAATTTTGATTATGATAGACTTGCAGTACAAGACCAACAATCAGACGAACGATTAGCAGTAGCGAGGCAAAAACTTGAGAAGAAATAACGAAAAAGGACTAAGCGGTGGTGTGAGGTCTGGGCCTGCTCCAGAAAAAGGTTTCAATCCACAAGGATTGAAGTCAGGAGGATGTCCACATAGAGAACCAGGAGTTAAATCTGACATTAAAGGAATTAAAAACGTGCAGGTCTCTGGTAAAAAATTCATCGGCTTACGATAACCTAACAGAACAAGGTAAAATCCTTTTTCTTGCTGGCATATTCGATGGCGAAGGTAGTTTTGGTGTTTGGGGCAAGGGAAAAGGTAGAAAATCATTTCAATGTTCTGTTGAAATGTGTGATAAGGACATAATTCAAAGATTTGTAGAAAAATTTGGCGGATCTATATTGCCTGTAAAAGTTCGTAAAGATAATTGGAAGCAAACATGGAAATGGAAGATGTCAGGCAAGAGGGCTTTCACAATTGTTGGAAAAATGGTAGAGTATATGTGTCAACGAAGGAAGGACAAGTACAATGTGGTTAAGTGCAATCAAATTAGCGGTTAGTGCAGGAAGTAAAATTTACGCTAACAAGCAAAAGACGAAAATGGCTATGTCAGATGCACAATTAATGCATGCTGAACGTATGGCCAAGGGTGAAGAAGCTTACCAGGGAAAACTTTTAGAGGCCCGACAATCAGACTGGAAAGACGAGGCAGTTCTCATAATTCTCAGTTTGCCCGTATTGGTGCTTGCTTGGGCGGTCATATCGGACGACCCAACTGCTATGGATAAGGTAAAACTTTTCTTCGATATGTTCTCACAGCTCCCGTCATGGTTTACAAATTTGTGGATCTTGGTTGTGGCTTCAATATATGGTATAAAGGGAACACAAATATTTAGGAACGGAGGAAAAAAATAGATGACTAAATTATGTCCAAGAGGTAAAGCGGCAGCGAAAAGAAAATTTAAGGTATACCCAAGCGCATATGCTAATGCCTACGCATCAAAAATTTGTGCAGGTAAAATTAAAGATCCATCTGGTGTAAAAAGAAAAGATTTCAGAGGACCAAAACCAGCAGCAAAAGGTGCAATGATGAAAGCTAAAAAAGGTAAAGCTGTTATGATTCTGATTGGTGTTGGCAAAAAGAAAAAAGTTGATAAGAAAATGGGTGGTGGTATGACAGCAGGTTCTCAATCAGCTATGGGTAGATTACAAAAAGCAAACATGATGAGTAAAGGCGGCTTGAAAACTGAATTAAATAATCCTGCAAAAGGATACACAAAAGGTGGCATGGCTGACTATTACAAAGATTTAATGTAATGTATAAAAAAGGATCATGTTGGGACGGCTACGTTCAAGCTGGCATGAAGAAAAAAGGCAATAGGTTAGTTCCTAATTGTGTCCCAGCAAGTTCTAAAAAAATGGCCGAAGGTGGTCTAACAAAATGGTTTAAACAAAAATGGGTAGACATAGGATCAAAAAAGAAGGGTGGAGGATTTAGAGAATGTGGAAGAAAATCTGCAAGTGGATCAAAAAGAAAATACCCAAAATGCGTGCCTGCTGCAAAAGCAGCCCGAATGACAGAATCGCAAAGGCGTTCTGCTGTTGCAAGAAAAAGAAGTAAAGCACAAGGTGTAGGTGGTAAACCTACAAATGTTAAAACGTTTGCAAAAAGAGCTTAATTAGATATATTCATTTTGTGGATATATATACAATCTCAATCATACAAAAAG